TATGGAAGAATGAATATGCCAATTAGAAAGCAGTATTCTAAAGTTCCTTCGTTGTTAAGACGGCTAGGAATAAAGAATGCCGATAAGAGAATTTTCAAACAATTAACTAAGGATGAAGAGTTTGTGAAGTTTGCCAAAAGCAAACTAAATAATAGTGAGTGCCGCCTTTTAGGTTTAGGCGAGAAGCGGGTTCGTAAATCGAAACCCGTAACTAAAGTTAAACAAACTACATTAGGTGATTTTTGATGAAGATTCGTGCAGGTAAAAAAAGAGCAATCAACAAACTGATAAGAATAGTAGCAGACGACGAACTAACTACTAAGCAAATTTATGATAGAATGTTACAACAATCCTCTCAAAGAACAGATTTAACTTTTAGACAATTAACTAACATATTGAGTAGTTATTTTGAAGAGGTGGGTTTTGATAAAAAAACAAGTTGTATGATATGGAGAAATAAAAATGATAATGAAAATAAAGCCAACGAAGGTGAGAAGAGATAGAGTAAAACAGTTTTATGAAGTATTTGGCTATACTATTAGAAACCAAATAATAATACAATTGGTAATAAAAGGTGAATTAACAATAACAGAATTAGAGTTGTTTTTGGTAAATACAAAAAGAAATAAGATAACTAAGGCTTCTAGAAAAGCGGCCATGAATAACTTAACCAAAATGAAAAAACCAGCAATTCACAGAAGGACACTTAATACCCACTTGACAGAAAATAGGCTAGCAGGTATAGTTAATTATCGCAAAGATGGATTGAAATGTTATTGGTATTTGAAAGAACACGAATTAGTGGACTACATTAGAGATTATCTTACAGATAAACCAATTAGAAGAAAACACCATACCAATTCTGTTGGAGAGTTGTGGGAAGAACTATCAAATAATTTTGAAGTTGGTGAGCGATTTAAAGTCAAACTACTTAGAGAGAGATGTAATGTCCCTACTTTAAGTAATGCAAGGCTTTCACAACTACTTAAAGAATTATCAAACACACCACTTTTGACAAAAGTAAGTCACGGTGTTTATGTTAGAGAAATGAATAGCGAGGAGGAATAAATATGCCAAAGAAAATGATGAAACAAAGAGTAGAGAAGGTTATGGAAAGAAACCCTAACCTAAGTAATAAAGAAATATATGCAGTAGTTCATGGACACCCTGTAGATAGCGATTGGCTAAAAGAAGTCAATTTAGAGGGACTTGCGTTTAAGCGAGTTAAATATGAAATGACAAATACCGAGTTCGGTATGTTGCTTAGAACATGGAGGAGACAGAATGAGCAAAAATAAATTAGTAAAAAATAGAATAACAAAAATGTTAAGCGAAAAAGAAATGACAACCGGAGAAATCAAAGATAGATTGTATAGTGCGAAAACAAACAAGGGTTTGCCTTCAAAGAAAGGTATGCCTACAACTCATCAACTACAAATGATACTTAGAATATACTATGCTAAGGTTGGCTTTTGTAATCAAGCAAAACAAACAATATGGAGGAATAGATAATGTTATGGACAGAAAAATACAGACCAAGTAAATTAAGTGATATTGTAGGACAAGAACATTTTGTATTAGATGCAGAACAATGGGTATTAGAAAATAATATGCCTAATGTTCTTGCTTATGGAATGCAAGGAACAGGTAAGACAGGTGCGGCTATTGCACTTGCTAAGTCTATGTTAGGTGATACTTTCAAAGATAACTTCTTTGAAGTAAATGCCAGTGATGATAGAAGACTAGAGACTGTTAGAACTACAATAAAACAAGTAGCACAAAGCGGAACATTAGGTGATGCACCATTTAGAATAATGTTATTAGATGAAATGGATGGTATGACTAGTGATGCTCAAAATGCCTTGAAAAGAATCATGGAAAGATACGCCAACAATATTAGATTCATCATTACTTGTAATGATAAGTCTAGGATTATCTTTCCACTTCAAAGTAGATGTGCTAATTACAGATTCAACCCACTAAAGAATGAAGTTGTTCTTGAGGTTATCAAAAACATTCTCGATAAAGAACAGGTCGAAGGCTTCGCAGACGAAGATTTGGCTCGCTTTATATATGATTTAGATGGTGATTTACGCAGGGCAATAACCGAGATTCAAGCGGCCAAAGCCTCAAATTTCACGCTAAGAAAACAGGTGCAGGATTCATTAAAAGAGTTCGATGAAATACTAAATTTAATACTTAATAAAAAACCAAATGAAACATTGGATAAATTACATGACATTTTGTATGGAGGAAGAAGCGTGAAAGAAATATGTCTAGCGTTACACAATTCTGTCTTAGCGGCAGAAGGATTAGAGTCCAAAGAGAAGTTTAAACTTCTTAGGATAATAGGGGAAACAGAATACCGTTCTGCTACCATGACCCCTAAAGTGATAATATCATGGATGGTAGGACAAATATGAACAGGAGGAATATAATATGAATATAGACGAAAAAATAATGAAAGAAATAGAAATAGGAGCAAAGCACTTGGCTATTACTACCGAAGAATTGGTAGATAAATATGTCAAGATTTGTGAAGAGAATGATGTAGATGTAAACAGCGACATTGCTGTTTCTCTACTAAGAAACTATGTGAGAGGTAACATGAAGAGAACAACCACTAACAATAATAGCGGTTCTAATTCTCTAGTAAAAAGTGCATTTGGTTTCTTTGTATCGTTAGAGTCTCCTAGAGATATGATGAGTTGGAGCAGAAACAAGGCCAAAGAAGAATATCTAAGAGATAACGACAAAGCATTGAGTGATGGCTTAGTAGCAGTTGCTACTGAAAATGATGATGGCACTTACACTATCGCTAGATACTACAAAGGCGACTATGCTGAAAAGATGGTTAAGACTCTAAATGCGGGTGCAGAAGAATTAGAAGATGGTAGCATTATCATCCCAATAGACCCTATGCCTAATTACCCAAGCGGGTTAGCGAATAAAAGATATGGTAAACCATTGCCAGTTAATGAGTTTAGAAGAAACGGTGTTTTCTATGGTAGTATTGATGGCGGAGAAATGAAATCTTATTATTTCTCCTACAAGAATCAAGGTGGCGTAGATTTTACACCCGATACCTTTGATTGGGTTCACTTCAAGGCTATTCCTAGCGATGACGGTTTGAGCCTTTATGGTATGACTACTGCTACTAAAGATAGTTTGATTAGAAATGAAGATGTAAACCCCGATAATAGCGATTATAGAGATATGTCTTCGTTTGACTTCTCAGCATGTCTGTTTGAGAACTATCCTAAATATGGAACAACTTTGGTTGATTTGGATAGACTACATCAAACACAACAGATGGAGCAAGCAAGAGATAAACTCGCTATTGTTGAAGGAACTGTTGTTAATCAAAGAATGACTCCAACTTCTAACGGTAACAGGATTATTTCTATTACTGATAAACATGCGGATATGGAATTAACAGAAGATGACGATGGTGATTTGGCAACTACTTGTTGGATTCCCGAACACATCAACATTAATTTTGGTATTGGTTCAAAGGTCATTGTGGTCGGTAGAACTTCACAGCGAATTATTGAAGGTGAAGCCGAACCAATTACAATAAACACTAGTGGACTGTTGTTAGAAGAATCAGTGGGTAATCCTATTGCCGAAGAAGAAGGCGTAGAAGATGAAGACCTTGATTGGTTTTGATTGATTCCAAAGGGGTTTTGTTGTTCCCCTTCATTAACAAGTGTAAGTGTGAACTTGTGGAAAAAGATTGACGCTCGACTAGGTGCGAAGCCTATTTTTAGAGGAATAAAAATGATAAGAAAAGGATTAATTGGAAAAAGATTCTTGTTAAAAAATGGTAGTTTTATTATTGATTTAGATGAAGTAGAATTTTTAACATGGAATAAAAATATAAAATTAACTGATAGTTATTGGGTTAAGTTGCATGTTGGTGGAAAAGACACAAGATATGTTTGTGATGGCCGTCATGAATTGTGTAGCATAATCAATGCTTGGAGTAAAATTAAAGGAAAAGAAATAAATATAGAGAAAGAAGAAATAGGTGAAGAATATGACTTTTAAGAAAGAGAAAATAAATTTTAGCGAATTGCTAAGACAGAAAAGAGAAAGCAGGAAATCAAGATTAGTATTAGGTATTTGGGGTGAACCTAAGACGGGTAAGACCGGATTAGCATTAGATTTCCCCGATAGAAAAATATTTGTTCTTGATTGGGATAGAGGAGTAGAATCAACATGGTTTCAACACCACGATGCTACTGACAGAATAGAAGTGTTTTGTCCGATTGTTATGACAAAAGATAATATCATTGATATTAATGAAAGTGAAGACCGTTCTTTACAATTCATAAACCATGCTAAAGAATCAATAAAGAATGGAGATATCTAGGGTTAGTTCTTACTACTTTATCGCGTGTGACAGAGTTCACGAAGTGATGGATGATTTGTATGAATCTCTTCACGACAAAGACGGTAATCCAATTACAGATTTGGAATCTGTTATTGACATTGTT